ACCAGTTCCTTTTTTAGTAGAAGGTGCAGCAAAGTTACGTCCGGGTGGTCCTGATGCCCCTGTACCTTTTTTAGTACCAGTGGTCTTTGATGCAAATCCACCACTTCCTGCTAAAGCTTCTTTTTGATTGGCTGTTAAACCTTGAGCAGATTTAGTACCTTTAGGGATTCTCACTCTATTAGGTTCAGGCTTTCTATCTTTATCTTTTAATAAATCATCTAATTCATTTAGTAATTCTTGTGCTTTAGGGTCTCCTGATTCTGCTACTTTATCTCTTGTAGAATCACCTGAGGGTTGTTCTGAAGGCTTATCTTCTTCTTCAGCATCTTGTAATTGTTTTAAAGTTTCTGTATATGCTTCTTTAAAGGCATCATTATAATAGTCAAATCCAAATAAACCTTTTTTATTTAAATCTATTTCTTCACCTGTTTGGAAAGCTACTAATGCTGCTGCTGCCCCTCTTGTTCCATTTGATATAGCATCATTAATAATGTTTTTAATATTATCGTTATCAGAAGCTATAGCCATGTCTGATATGAATTTAGTAGCATCAGCTTTACCTAACTTACCTAGTTCTTCTAATAAATAATCATTACGTCTTACAAAATTACCATTTGCATCTCTATAGCCTCCTGTTATTTGATTAGCTATAGATGAAACATTTTCTGTATATTTATTTAACTTATCTCTATCAACTGTAAAGGTGTACATACCTTTTGCATCTTTTATTTCTTGTTGACCTGAAATAATACCTGCATATTTTAATTGATTAATAGTTCCTTGAATAATATCTTTTTCAGCAAATCTAAATGCACTACCTAAAACAGAAGGTAAACCATATCCACCTTCTTCATCTATTTGGTCAAAGTTTACAACTAACTTATCACCATCCTGTGTTAATATATTTCTACTAGAGTAATATAAATATTGTTCTGTGCCCGGAGTAAATATACTAGACATTGTTTTAGAAAAAGTCATAGGGTCTTGACCCGGACCAAATCTTTCCATGTTTTCTCTTCTACGTCTTTCTCCTGCAGACTCACCTTCGTCTCTAGGTGTTACTATAGGTTGTGCAGGTTCTACTGGTAAACTTGGCATAGGGTCAGTGACAGGTGTGTCAGAAGGAATATCTATTGGTGTTTTTACTTCAAGGGGTGCAGGAGGTATAAACATTTTGTAACCTTCAAAAGGTTCATACTCCTCACTATATTCTTGAGTGTCTTCGTTATAATTAAGTTTTATCTTACCTTGATTATAAATACCATAATCTTGTTTTTGTACTTCTTTAGATAATGCTTCTGCTGTCTTTGTTTCTGCCATTTTATTTATTGTTCACCTGCTCCTTGAGTGCCAGTATCTGGCGAAGAGAATTGATTTTCCCCTGCAGTCGGTACATTTCCAACTCCGATGTTGCCACCTCCAACGCCCGTTGCGTCAAACGGATTTGCTCCTGCAGGTGTTCCTCCAACACTTCCCATGCCGGGGACTCCACCAGTATTCCCAGTCGTTTGATTTTCATTTTGACCTCCCATCATTTTCATATATAACGCAGCTTTCTCAGGGTCATTAATAACTTGTTCAGGGTCAATATCCATAGACTTAGCAATCTCTTTAAGTATAGTATGAAACTTTACAAAAGGTGCTAGTGCAGGATTAGCTGCCACTTGCATAAATGTCATTAATCTTTGTGACCTTACTTCTTTTTGCATCAATGATGATGTGCCTCTTGCTTTTATAACTAAGTCACCTTTTATTTTATTTGTATCTTTATTAAATTGCATATTCCAAGAAAACAAAGATTCACCTAAAGGTCTTAGTATGTAATCATCAATATTTTTTATAACTGTTTTTATATTCAAAGCTGCAGCCCCTAATAACATTGACATACCTGCTGCAGTTCTAGTTGTTGTCTGTATTCCTGTTTGACCATGTGAGTAAGAAGGAATACCAGTTGATTCATCAGCTAGTTGTCTAAATTTATCAAACATCATTAAATTTTCATTCGCAGTATTAGGGAATTTTAATCCATGAATAGCCTGACCTGTCTGACCACTTTGCCTTCTAAATATCTTACCCGGATATACAGACATATCCTGTCCGGGTACTAACATTGTTTCATCAACATCAAATATTAAATTACCTGCTAGTGCTAAGTTGTCGATAGCCATACGTGCATGACCATTCATAATTTGTTGTGAGTCATCCATATTCTCAGGTATACCTACACCAAAAAATTGATAAGGGTTTATTTCATATGGACAAACCATGTAAGGTAGTCTTGATGGTGTAAATGGATTTAATACTAATCTTAGAATATGTCCATTACATACCCATGCATTGATATCTACCTCATCTAGTATATCAACTTCATCAGGATTAATATCTAATCCTGCTTCTTCTGCAAGATTTTTATCCATCTTGCCCCAATATTCAAATACTTCAAATCTATCTTGTTCGTAGTCTGCTTGATTTTCTCTATCATACAAAGCTGTTTCATAGCTACGTGCTTCATAATTAGGACCACTCTCTAAACAATTTCTAATAGCTGATTCTCTAAAGAAAGGTCTATTTAATAAATCACGCATATCAGAAGCTGTAATTTTATGTCTTTGAATAACATAATTACAATCTTCTATAGATGTAGCATTTGGGTCTTGGTAAAAATCCCAACAACTAACTGCTTCTATTTTAGGAGTTAGTTTTGTTTTTGGATTATAAAATAATTCATCTGTATCTTCAGTTCTATCCCAACTATGTAATTTTTTTTCATAGTTAAAAGGACCTTTTAAAATACCTGTACCTAACAATGTCATTTCAAAAATTATATGTCTTAGTACAGTAGAAGCTAAAGATTCATCTAATTGGTCATGAATTAATTTTTCCATATTCTCTGCCGCTAACCTAGCAGGTTCTATTTGCGGCATAGATTTTAAATCAGGTGCAGGACCATCTTCAAAAGGTAACGAACCATATTCATCTTTTAAACCACCTAATATTTCATTAATGGTTGTTCCGGGTTTCATCTCTTTACCATCCCCGGGAAAACCATATGGGCTTTCAGGTTGTTCTTTTCCGTCAGGTTTTAAATGTGCATATTCGGAAGCTCCTGTTGGTATAGTCGTTGGTTCTATACCAATAGGAAACTTACCTTGAGAAAATAAAACTTCTGTTATCTGACCATAAGCAGCTAAAACTTTTGTTTTAGTTATTTTAACAAATACTTTAGACTTTTCGTTTTCACGAAATGCTAAGTCAGGACCATAGATTCCTCTATAGTTCCTGTACGCTCTTAACCATCTCTTTTCATCGAATAGTCTAGCGTCTTCTGATACTTTGAACTTTTCTTCTACTAATGCACCTAAACCATATATCTCATTTTCTTCGTCTTTAAGAGATGCTGATTTATCTGTACCTGTATCTATATCGTTCGTTATATTCATAAATATTATTCGCCAAGGTCACCTTGAGAATATTTTTTAAGAATAGAGCCGTCTACTTCTGATTTACCTTGCTTAGGATAGTCTACATTACCTTCTGCATAAGCGTCAGCAGGAAAAGCACCACCCTGAGTTAATAGGCTATTTTTTACAGCAGCGTCAGGAGCAGTACCTAGTTCTCCTTGCTTGTAAGTTGAGCCTAATTCAGTTTTTACTTCTTTGCTCATTTCACTTCTTTTCATCATTCTTTTTTTCCTCCTCTACTTTATTTTTTATAAAGCTTAATAACCACGGGTTGTCTCGAATAACTGTAGTTATACCATTTGCCATAGTATTAACTATTTGTTCTTCTTTATCATCAAGCTGTGATTCTAGTCCCCATTGATACACTATACCGTGGAGTATTTCATGTATTAATGTATTTGCTTGAGATATACTATCCTCTTCAGAAGATAAACATATGATACCTTCTTTAGAAAGAAACTGTCCATAGGAATCTGTTTGTTTGTTCCACACTCTATCATTTTTTTCGATAGCGTAATTTCTATATCCTATTTTAATTTTATTTTTAATATCCAAATTCTGTATCCACTGGTTTAAACTTACGTTCTCTTGATAATGGTGAATGAGTTTCTAAACTATGGGGATGAACAGGTCTACTCATACATCCATATCTTAAAGCGTCATAAGCATGGTCTTCTGCTTTTGTATCTACATCCTCACTATTATTTTTATCAAGAGGTAACATAGGTAAAGTTCTTAATAAATTTTTACAATTATTTAAAATATATAAACTAGGTTCGCCTGTATCTTCTTTTAGCTTTAATCTTTTGTGTATTTCTATTTTACCGTTAATACGACTTCTAGGACTACGGTCAGAAGGTCTCCATCGACATCCTTCTTTTATCATTGTCTCTGCAATACTAGGACCAACATCTCCTCGTCTTGCCCAAGTAGAAGAGTCTAATACACCATATCTTATATACTCTCCACTTTCTAGTTCTAAAACTTTTTGTGCAAACTCGTCTGCAGTAACTCTTTGTGTATACAATTCTCTGTAAATATAAATTACATTATCATGGTCAACTGCAAACCATAGGCAACAAGCAGGTGAACTATATCCCCAGTCTGCTGCTCTAAACTTCATCCAGTTATTAGGGACTTCAAAGTTTTCTAAAACATGAACATCTCTATTAAACTCAGGGAAACCTGAATCTTCATAAGCATCCCAATCACCTTCTAAGAACTGTTTACGTTGAACCTCAGGTAAAGATGAAAGCATAATTAGATAATCATCTGTTTGCATAAGATATGGATTATCTTGTAACTTTGCAGGTATAAATCTTCTTGTAATAGATTTTGTTCCTGCCATAGTATTTATACTTACAGTAAAAGGTTTATTAGGGTCACCGGGTTCAACAAACATTTTCTTTACCCAATGAGAACCTACATTACCCGGATTACCTGTTGCTCTAATATACACTGGTATTTCAGGGTCAACACTTCTTAAAGAAGACCGAAGAAAATTATATATATCTTCGGTTGGATACTGAGGTAGTTCATCTATTCCAATCCAAGTGTATGATTGTCCTTGGTAACGAAGCACATCAGTTAAGTTCTCAGCGTATCCAAACTCTATTCTAGCACCTGAGGGAAACCTCCATTCTTTTTCTTGTTCCCTCCATTTAGCACCGGGGTATGCTTTAGGATATAAGTTAAGAGAATGATTTATTATATCTCTTAGTTCAGGCATCGTACGTCTAATAAACAAACCACGATGTGCTGACTTGTGACAATATCTTAATGGGTCAATTAATAACGCATAAGATTTACCACCACCTCTCGCACCGCCATAAAATACTTCACGTTCAGGGGCTGCTAAAAATTCTGTTTGTGGTCCTTCGTTAGGTTTAAAAATAACATCTTGTTCTTTTAGAACCTTTTGAATACTTGGAGTTGTTTCTTCTATTTGTTTTGTTTCTAAAACTGTAGAAACTTTACCTTCCAAAGCATTGTCTAAATTTTTTAAACTTTCTTTTTTGCTTTTATATTTTTCTTGTTCTTGTTTATATTTTTCTCTAGCTTTTTCTACTTGCTTGTAAGAGTTTGTTAAAGCTTCTGTAGCAGACTTTTTTGCTTTAGCTACAGACTCTGAAATTTTAGGACTAGCAACTTTTCTTTTTTTACCTTTTAATTTAGGTTTAGGTGGTTCTACCACCCTCTTGCTAATATCTTCCTTAATCCCATGCCCGTTACTTTTCTGTCCGTCTTTCTCATTAACCATTCTGCAACCTCTTTATACGAGCAATTTTGTAAATATTTTTCTGCATCTTTTAATGCTTCTAATTCTTCTTCTATAGGAACAAGATACTCAGGGTCATTTTCATCTACCTTATAACCAAAGGGTATAACTCTTGCTCTTCTTTTTCTTTTTTGATAACTACTATGTTCTTCCTGTTGTTCCATCTTTAGGTGGTAGAATAAAAATACCTGTAGCTTGTTTGACGTTCATATCAATTCTTTCTTTTTTAGATACACCTACTCTATCTAAAATTTGTTTTGCTGCTTCCATTCTAATATTAACACCCGGTGTAGAACCATCTTCGTCTAAAGCATTAATCATACCTATTGCAGCTTTTGGTGAGTGAGCAGCTAATATTTCTTCTGCTCTATTTATAATCTCTTCTTTTAAATTTTTTACTAAATCAGGGTAATATGATTCAGAATATCCTGCTATTTCTGCAGCTTGTTTAGCATTTCCTTGTGCTTCACCAAACAATACTGTTAAAAACTTCTTTTGTTGGTCAGAAAGCTGTATTTTTTTTGGTTTATCAATGTTAAACATAGTTATTGACACCTATTTTTTATTATACATACGCATAAACTACTTGTCATTAAAATTATTAACCTTTTCTGTGTTTTTGTCCTTTTGGAGGTGATTTTTTTCTACCTGAAGGACCTGCCCATAGACATTTGTTAGCCCAATAGGCTGCACTTGTAGGTCCTTTAGCTATATTTTTTGCATGACGTGCTTTAAATGACTTTCTAGCCTCTGCAGAGTAGTTATGACCCATAGAAGCATCACCAAAACGAATTAATTTAGGTTTTCCATTTACTAAAATACCTACTTTTCCCTTTTTACCACCCTCAGAACGTATTACACACTTGTTAAAACCCGGTAATCCGTGTTTTTTTAAAAAGTTTTTCTTTTTTTCTGCTTCTGATAAAGCCATTATTTCTTTTTTTGAGCGTTTAAGTACTCACGAAGAGAATTAAATCCTGCTTTTTTATATTGGTCCTCTGTTACTGTGCTATATACTTTACCTTTATAAATAAAAGTAGAGTTAGGTCCTTTTTCTTTTCTTGCTTTTCTAAATGCAGCACCAAAAGTAGAAGGTTCAGTACCTGATTTTTTACCTCCACCAGTCTTTAAAAAAGGTAAAGCTAAACCACCACCTATAATTGCAGCTCCAGTAATCATTTTTTTATTCTTTAAGCTTTTTTCTAATTGAGGTTTAGTCTGTATATTTTGATTTATTGGTTTATCTTCTTTATTTTTATTTTTAGTTGTGTTCTTAGTAGTATTTTTATTATTCTTTGTAGTATTTTTAGTTGTATTTTTTGTATTCTTGTTAATGTTTTTATTGTTCTTGTTAAAGTTTTTTGTACCTTCTTTTTTCTTTAACTCTTCATCAAAAGAATCTTTTTTCTTAGTAGGTTTTTTATTTACTTTTCTAACAGTCTTAATACTTTTTTTAGGTGGTTTGATAACCTTATTACCTGATAATATTAATTTGTTTTTTTTAATATAGTCTTTAGCTTTTTTGATTAGTTTAGGACCATATTTTTTTGCAGCTTTGACTGAACCTTTTCTTAATATAAAAGTTGCAACTGTCATTAAAGGAGCTGCTAATATTATTGCCATTATTTTTTTCCTCCGTTTTTGTTCCTAGCAAAAGAACGATTTTTAAATTTACTTACTGCTCGTAAATTTTTTTTATTGTTGTTCATAGGATTACCATCCTTGTGGTCAACATCCATACCACTTCCCTTTTTGACTAAGCCACGTTTCTGCATTGCTCTACGGGCTGCGTCTCTAGAAACTCTTTTAGCAATAACTTTAGGTTTGCCTTGATAGGAGGCATATTCTTTTTTATAATTTCTACCTGTAGTTTTGTTACGTACTCTTTTTGTTATTGCCATTATTTTTAGCAAACATATTTTTAGATATGTCGTTACCTTTTTTAGCTAAGAAAATAGCTTTCTGTATTTTCATACCTCTGGTTCTTTCATAAGGTGATAGAACATCATTTTTATCTAAGTCTGCTTTTTTTTCAC